TTAACCATCGAGTGTCACCTTTCCAAAGGACCCGGCCCCGTACCGGTCCGAAATCTGGGCGACGCGCAGCTCGTAGCCGCCCGTCGCCCCGTCCGCCGCGCGCAGGTCCGCGGGATACACCCACTCGGGCGTGGCGACGATGACCTCGCGCCGCAGACCCGCGCCGGTGTGCACCTGCACGACATATTGTTCGAAGGCCTCGCCCAGCGGCACGTCCACGAGTGACCACAGGTCGCCGTCGATCCGGGTCCGCCGCACCCAGTCCAGCAGGTGCGATCCGTCCGCGCGCCGCCGCCGCCGCAGGTGTACCGGTGCCAGAGGACGCAACCCGTTCCCGGCGAAGACATGCTCGGACGCGACAAAACTCGGCGCGCTCAGGGGCTGGGATGCCGGTCCGACCCGGAAGAACCGCGACAGGCCCCGGGCATCCGATTGCAGGTCGATCTGCTGCACGGCGTCGTCCAGCAGCACGACAAGGCTGCCCTCGGGCCATACGGGCGGCATGTCCGTCTCGGTGCCCAGCTGTCCGCGCAGCCGCAGGCTCAGATCGTACACGTCGGGCCCGACGAGATCGGCCCGCTCGAATTGGAACACCTCCCAGCCCGCCGCGCCGCCATCGCCGATCGCCATCGCATTCGCGCCGCCCAGCAACCGCGCGCGGCTGACCGACGACAGGGCACCATCCGACAGCTCGACCCGAAGCGGCGCACCCCGATCGACCCGGCCGGGGACGGCCCATGCCATGGCGGATCGTGTTACTCCGACCACGGCCGCGCGCGACACCAAGGTGTTCAACCGGAAATCCGCCGTGCTGCCGGAACTGTAGATCGCCACGTCACCCGGCCACGGCCGGGCCGCCACGGCAATCCACGGCGCGTGTGGGACAGCATCGCTGCGCAGTAGCGGCAGGTCCATGAATACCGGCGCGGGCGGGACCGGCGCGGACACCGCACGGATCGGAGATATCTCCTCCACGGGCTTGCCCGACCGGTAGATGCCGGGTTCGACCCGCACGGCCTCGATGACCTGCAAGCCCTGGCTTTCGCACCGATCGATCCGATAGCGCGCGTCGGCCGTGTCGGGGCCGAGTTGCACCACGTCGCCGGCCCCGAGATCCAGACAGGAGGGCGGCAGCGCGAACCGCACGGTGTCCCGGGCCGTGCCGGCTTCCGCCAGCCAGCGCTCCGTGATCGCGCGCGCCTCGGCAGCCGTCAACACGAGGTTCAACTCGGACTGGGCGGCAACATCGCTGTCCGCCCCCGGCAAGGCCGTCTCCATCGCCTTGACGTCGAACGCACCGTCGGCCGCGACATAGGACAGCCGCACGCGATCCGCGATCTCCGCCCGGGCGGCGCGTGTCCGATCGAGGTCGATATCCTGGTCCGGATGCCGTGCGAGCGTTGCAAGCGCCACCGCCCGTCGACTGCGTCCGTCGCGATTGCGAAACACCAGCCGCCCGTCACGCTCGTGGACGTCGAACCCGTAGGCCAGCATCAAAGGCTCCAGCGCCTGCCGTGCCGACCCCGCGTCGGGCACGTTGTACCCGCGCACCAGCCCGTGCAGCTCCGACACGTCAGGGTCGTGCAGGCCCGCCCGCGCGCAGATCTCGCGCACCACCGTCGCCAGCAGCTGCGCGCCCGTGCGCCCGTTCAGCCAATGCCCGCGGATGTAGTTCGGCCCGTCGGTCCACAGGTCCAGTCGCCCGGGAAACCATGGATAGGGCCGCGCATCCCATGCCCACACGAAGGCCCGGCCCATCTCCACCATTGGCCCGCCATAGACCGGCGAGACCGGGTTGTTCGCGGCGTCCGCCCAATGCGCATAGGTCGCCCGAAGATACTGCATCTGGATCAGATCGTCCCGCCCCCCGTTCGAAGCCCGCGGCAGCACCGACTCCGACGACTTGGGATCGATGAACTTGTTGGGCTGGTTCGTCGACCTGTCGAGCGCCGCACAACCCAGTTCCGTGAACCAGAACGGCTTGGATCGCGGCTGCCACGCCGTCGGCGCAGCCTGCCGGACCCCGCCGACCCGGTTGTGATGCGCGTTTGACCACCAGTTCAGCAAATCCTTGTAGCGAAACACCCATGGTTCACCATAGTCGCCGTCGGTAATCGGCAGGCGCAGCTGCGCCGCGGCAGCCGCAGCGTCGGGGTAGTACCAGTCATAGCCTTCGCCGCCCGCGACATTCGCCTTGAGGTAATCGAGATTGTAGATCGATCCCCACACGGCATCGAGATGATCCTCGCCGTCCCGCCAGTCGGAAATGCGCATGTAATTGTCGATCCCGATGAAATCGATGTCGGGATGTGCCCAGAGGGGATCGAGATGGAAGAAGTGGTCTCCCGATCCGTCCTGCGGCGTGTAACCGAAATACTCCGACCAGTCGGATGCGTAACTCAGTTTCACGCCCGGTCCCAGAAGCGCGCGCACGTCATCGACCAAGGACGCGAACTGCGACACCGCCGGGAAGCTGTTGCCCGGCCCGCGAATCTGCGTCAGCGCCCGCATTTCCGACCCGATGCAGAAGGCGTCCACGCCGCCCGCGGCCGCACACAACGCGGCGTAGTGCAGGATGAAGCGGCGCATGCCCCACTCGTCCGGGCCGCTGTAGATCACGCCGTCGCCCTCGATGCGGAAATCGGTCGCGCGCGCAGACCCGAAGAACGCCCCGACCTCGGACACCGCCGCCGCGGTTCCGTCCGGGCTTTCCGGCTGCCCGGGTGCCTTCGACGTCGTGATCCGTCCCCGCCATGGCAGTTCCGGCTGGCCGACCGCACCGGTCCACGGATTGGGCAGGGTGTTTCCCGGCAACTGCTCCATCAGGATGAACGGGTAGAACATCACCGCGCGCCCCCGTGCGCGGATGTCGCGGACCGCCTCGACCACCGCGGCGTCCGCGGGCGTGCCGCCATAGACGGGCTTGCCGTCCAGCCGCGGGACTTCCTGCGCGCGCACCCGGTCGACCCCGGCAACGCGCCATGGCATCGGTGCGCCATCGGCATTCTTGTGCTCGACCTTGGGGCGGATCGTTGCGGCGCCGCAGCGCAGATCGTCGCCGAACCACGACACGACAAGCGACACCGCGCCGCAATTGGGCAACTCCGTCTGCAACGCATCCATCGACGCAAGGAAATCCGTCTCGGCCAGCGAGTTGGTCGTGTTGGCCGGGATGTTGCGCCCGGGACCCTCGGCATAGTGTACCGGCGTGGTCGCCAGTGAATACTCGCCGGTGCCGGGGATCAGTGCCACGGCACGCACCCCGTCGACCATCGACCCTGCCGCATCCTGCGCCGACGCCTGTTCCGGGCGCACAACTTCGAAGGTAAACTGCGGTACGCGGTTCCCGAAAGGCGTCAGGTCCAGGTCCTCGAATACGACATACGCCGTTCCGCGATAGGACGGGGCGTTGTCCGCGCCTTCTACAGCGGCGATCTTCGGATCCGCCACTTGGTGCTCGGAGCCCGGATAGACCCGAAGCGACACGCGTTCACGCGACAGTTCCGCGCCGTCGGCCCAGATGCGGGCGACGTGGCTGACCTCGCCGTCGCACAGCGCCACGGCAAGGCTCACGCTGTAGCTGTAGGTGGTGACGCTGGGCCCGCTGCGGCCGCCGCCCTTTCCGCCCGACGCGCGCTCGGTGCTGCGCGCCTCCGAGAATGCCGACGCCCAGATCACCTGACCCGCAACGCGCATGCGCCCGTAGAGCTGGGCCACCGCCGCGCCCTCGCTGGCGCCGGTCAGGCGGAAACGGTCGATGCGGCCACGCTCGATCGCCTCGGAGCCGGTGCCCATCAGCCTCTGGTCGATCATCTGCCCCACGGTCGCGCCGACGGCGCGGCCGATGACCGCGGCCGACAGGCCGAGGACCGACCCGCCCACCGCGCTGCCCGCTGCGGCGCCCGCCGCTGATAGAAGCAAGGTCGCCATCAGTTCGTCTCCTCGGGAAAGGCGAAGCGTGCAACGACGCGTCGCCGCCACGGATCGGACAGGGGGCTTTCGACGACCCCGTGCCGGTCATAGGCATGGATGAAGGTCCGGGCCGGACCGCAGGACGCCTGGATCCCGAGATGCTTGGCAATGCCGCCGTCCCGCATCCGGAACAGCAGGACCGTGCCGACCGCGTCCTCGGCGGCGGGCCGGGCCGACAGCCGCCGCAGCGCGGCCTGCCAAAGCGCTTCGTGCCCCTCGGGCTCTGCCCAGTCGGCGGTGTAGGGCGGGATTTCCTCGGGTTCGGCACCGTAAAGCCCGCGCCACACCCCGCGCACGAGCCCAAGGCAATCGCACCCGGCACCCCGCACGCTCGCTTGATGCCGGTACGGCGTGCCCAGCCACGCGCGTGCGACGTCGACGGCGCTGTGTCCGACGCTCATCGGTTCAGGCTCCCGCCATCATTTGTACCGTCCGACCGTGGCACGGCCATCAGCCAGTCCTCGCCCGGGATATGCGGAAAGCCGCGGAACTGCGCGAAATTGCCGAACTTGGCCTTGCAGGTCTCCGCGCGCTTGTCACAACCGGCCTGCACCCGCACCCGGTCCCCCGCGGCGATGGCCACGCGCAGATCCTGCCACAAGGTGAGCCGCCGCTCCGCCCCGTCCGGGGTGTCGGACTTTATCATGGCCGACAGGCCCGCAGCGGGACCGGACAACACCTCCAGCCGACCCCGTGCGAACCACTCGGCGCCAAAGCCCCCAAGACCCCTTAGCCGCAACGCGACGCCTCCGGACGCCGCGATCACGTCGGCTTCGGCCATGTAGGCGGGATCGGACAGGTCCACGCCGCACGCGGCATCGCCCAACCGCGCATTGCAATGGCGCTGATAGACCCGCCCCATGGGTTGACCGAGCGTCTCGGTCAGCCCGCGCAACTCGGCGCGGAACGCACCGCCACCCGTCTGGACCTCGCCGATGGTCCCGCGAAACAGCAGGTGGCGTTGCCCGACATCCGCCCAGTTGACGAGCCAGGCGCGAACTTCCGCCGCGTCGTAGCGCCCGGCCACCAGATCCGCCTCGGTCACCGTGTCGGATCGCAACGCCCCCATGGCCTCGCCGTTATCCACGGCCAGCCCTGTCGTCTGCTGCAACGCCTGCCCGGTCAGTCCGCTGTCGGCGCGGAACAGAATGCCGTCGAAGCTCAGATCGTTGTCATGATCGGTGAACCCCAGCGTGATGCCGTCGCGTCGCGCCACGGCCCAGCAACGGCACAGCGTCGTCGTCCCGGCGGCCAGATGCGCGGCCAGCGCGTCCGATACCGGCATCAGACCCGCACCTCGACAACGGGCACGTCGGGCACGTCGCCGGCGTGGAAACTCGCGACCGAGGTCACGATCTGATCGGTGTCGAACCGCACCGGCACGTCGAACTCGAACCCGGCCGCCACGACAACGCCCGCACTCGGCGGCAGGTCCAGCGTCACCACACCCGTCGTGACGTCCACGGCGAACACGGTGTCGGGCTGCTCGACACCATCCAGCGCAACACGCACCGTGCCCGCGACGGGCTTGGCGATCGGGCGCCGATAGCTTTCCGACCCGGACACGTAGATCTTTGCAAGCTGGAAATCCCGCTGCACCCCGTCGCCGACGCCGATCCGCTGGTCCGTCGCCGTCACCGCGGTCGACGGCAGGCCGCTCTTGTAGTCGGCCCAATCCTTCCAGCGGAACCCGTTGAGTTGCCCCTGCCGCGCCTCGAAGAACGCGGTCAGCACCGCAACGTCATCCAGCGACCGGACGCCGAGACCCGCGTCATAGCGCCGCCGGGAATGGGCCCAGGGCGTGTTGCGCTCCTCGAAGCCGTTCGCCAGCGTCACGACGTCCGTGCGCCGCACCGGTCCGCCCGCCGAGCCGAAACTCAGCGATGTCGGAAACCGCTCCTCGTGAAATCCCATCTTCCGTCCTTTCCTGTCGGTTCAGCGTGCGCGCTGGCCGCGCCCCAGCGCCCGTCCCAGCTGCGCCGCGATCTGCGATTGCGACCGCTGGAAGCTCCCCGCATCCGGCGTGGTGACGTTCATCACCACCGTCACCGGCCGCCCGCCGCCTGCGGCCTGCACGCCCAGCCTGCCGTCCGGTCCGCGGGACAGCGGCATGATGGCCTCGGGTCCGGCTTCGCCCATCAGGCCGGTCCCTCCGCGCATCGGGAAGGTCGTCGGCGCACTCACGATCCCGCCCCGCGCAAAGGGCATCACGCGCCCCTGGGCGAACGGTGCACCCGCGGCAAACGGCATCGCCGACCCGATCGCAGCCTCGATGCCTGCACCCGCAATCTTGCCCAAGTGCCGGCTGACCGGATTGATCGCCGCCGAATAGGCCGAACTCAGGATCGACCGGCCGACCTCGCGCAGCGCGTCGGACGCCTTCATTCCGTCGAACACCATGCCCTCGAACGCACCGCGCAGACCGCGGCTGATACCGTTCGACAGGGTGCGCACCTCGCGGCCCGTATCCGCCATGGTCGTCCGGATCTGCTGCAACTCGCCGGCGAAGCTCGACGCGACGCTCTGCGCCCCGGCAAGGCTGTCCTCCAGCCCGCGCATCTGCTCCTCGAAACTGTCTGCGCCTTCGATCTCAACCATCGTCCTGCCCTTTCGGCGTGTCGGGGAAACGCGCCATCAGCGTTTCCAGCCCGGCGCGGTCCAGCGGCCCCGCGCTGTCATCCAGCCCCAGCATCATGAACAGCTCCGCCGGGGTCAGCGCCCAGAACTCGTCCGGGCGCAGCCGCAATCCGGTCAGCCCCGCACGCATCAAGCCCGGCCAGTCGAGCCCAGTCATCGCGGCGCGGGCACGCTGAAGGCGCGCACCAGCAGATGCGCCGCCGCCTGTGCCGCGGCCATCGGACCGCCCGCGATCTCGGCGGTCATCAGGTCTGCCGGACCGCCCTGCCAGCCGCCGCCGCGCAGACCTGCCACGATCAGCGCCAGCACGTCGCGGCTGGAACAGGCCCCGCTCTCGAAGCGGGTCACGAGATCCACCAGCGTGTCCTGCTCCAGCGCGGCCTCCAACTCGGCCAGCGCGCCCAGCGTCAGCTTCAGCCGGTGCGACTGACCGTCGATGGTCAGGCACACCTCGCCCGCCCATGGATTGCCCATCACAGTGCCGAGAACGCCAGCGCCCCGGCCGAGGCCATGGACATCTCGTAGGTCGCCTCGCCGTCATGGCTGCCCGCGTATTCCAGTGCCGTGATCTGGAACGGCCCTTCCACCACACCGAAATCCGGAATCACCACTTGGAACCGGGGCACGTCGCCCGCGAAGAACACCGACCTTGCCCGCGCGTCGGTCGCGGCGTCGCGGAACACGCCCGAGCCGGACAGGCTGGCCGAGCGCATGCCGGCGCCGCCCAGCAACTCGCGCCAGCCTCCCGCACTGTCGAGACTGGTGACATCCACCGTTTCCGCGTTGAAGGTCAGGCGGCTGGCGCGCAGGCCCGCCACCGTCTGGAAGTCTCCGGCCCCGTCCAGATCGATCTTGATCAACAGGTCCTTGCCGCTCTGCACCGCCATCTCGGTCTCCGATCCTTGCTCAGTTGTCATCCAGCAGCGCGCGGAAGGTCATCTCCACCCGCCGCCGCGTGCCGTCGCGGTCGCGCCGTGCGACCGCCCGTTCGAAACGCAGGAAGGCCACCCGCCCGCGGTCCAGTGTCAGCCCGGCACCCAGCGCGGCCTCCACCGCCGCCGCGGCAACCTTGAGCGCATGAAATCCGCCGCCCTCGCCTGCGACGGTCAGCGCGAAGCGATGCTGCGCCGCGCGGCCCGTCTTGTCCGACCGGTCGCGTACGTCCTCGGACCCGAGCACCACGTGAACCGTGGCCATTGCACCTTCGGGCGCCGCGTCGAAGACCGGCACACCGGCCAGTGCCGGATCGCCCGTCAACCGATCATACACTGCGGCCTGAAGCGGCGCCGCCAGAACATAGGTCATGGGCTTACCTCCTCGCGCGCCCGGCAGCGCAAAAGGCGCCCCGTCGCGTCCACCTCGCCCACGGCGAGAATGTGAAACACCCGCGCGCCGTGCCGGAACCGGTCCCGTGCCGTAGGCCGCGATGGCGCAGCGATGGGCGCGGCGGGCACCGTGATCCTGTAGTCCTGCACCGACGCGCCGCGCGCACCGACGAGCGCCTCGCGCCCGCCCGCGATCTGCACATCCGCCCATAGGGTGCCCTGCGCGACCCAGGTCTTCTTGATCCCGCCCGCACCGTCCGGAACGCGCTCGGCCCGCTCCAGCACCAGCGGCCAGCGGCGCGCCCGCGCGCTCATGCGGTCACCGATCCCAGCACGCGCACGGTGCGATACCGGTCGATCAGCGTGGTCACGCCGAAAGGCATGTTGCCGTCATGCTCGAAACCCTCGTGACGCAGATCATAGAAATGTGCCGCCAGCAGCAGCACCGCCTGCGCCAGATCGGGTGGCATCCCGGCCCAGTCCGGGCTGTAACCGGCCGTAAACGTCAGCACCGCGCTGCCGAGCGCGGGGATATCCGGCAGGCAGGGCGCCACCGCGTGGAGCAGCGGACGATGGGTGTCTTGCTCCAGAACCACATCGCCCATGTCCACCATGGTCACGTCGCCCGTCCGGTCCGCGACGCTCAGCGACACCAGCCCCGTCACGGGGGCGACCGGCAGGGGCTGAACGCGCGGGTTGCGCCAGTTGGCCGTCTTCCAGCGGAAGGCGCGCTCGAACAGCACCTTGCCCGTGCGCGCCTCGATCGCCGCCAAGGCCGCGCGCAAGGCGACCTCCAGCACCGGATCCTGCAGATCGTCATCGGCGAACCCCGTGCCCAGCCGCAACTGCGCGCGCAAGCTCGCCATCGGCAGGTCGCCCGCCGCGATCGGCGTCAACTCGTCTAGCGTCATGAATGTCTCCGGTCTTGTCTGGGACGGGTCAGAACCTTGGGATCAAGGGCGGGGTGGCCGCCCATCCGCGCCGCTCTGACGGAAGGGAAAGCTGGACAGCGCGTGCCCGAGAGCAGGCCGCCACCCCTATGGGCCGCGCGCTTCACCGTCGCGCGGCCCAATCGGGTTGGCGGATCAGCTGGCCGAGAAGCGCAGCAGCTTGATCGCCGCGAAGTCGCTCACGTCGCCGCCCACGCGCTTGGTGGCGTAGAACAGGACGTGCGGCTTGGCCGAGAACGGATCGCGCAGCACACGCAGGTCCGGGCGCTCGGCGATGGTGTAGCCTGCGGCGAAGTCACCGAAGGCCACAGCCGCGGTGTCCGACGCGATGTCGGGCATCTGCTCCGCGATCAGCACCGGGTAGCCCATCAGCCGCGCGGGTTCGGCCGCCGCCAGCCCGTCGGACCACAGGAAGCGGCCATCCGCATCCTTCATCTTGCGCACGGCACCCGCGGTCTTCGAGTTCATCACGAAGCTCGCGTTGCTGCGGTACTGCGCATCCAGCGCGTAGACCAGCTCGATGATCGGGTCCGACGGCGCGCTCGACGAAAAGTCGCCATCCTGCCCCGACGCGATGTAGCCGAGGCTGCCCCACGCCCAGGACGCCTGCGGCACCATCGGGTGGTCGAGGAACCCGCGCGGCTTGTCCACGCCGTCGCCGCTGACAAAGGCCGTCGCCTCGGCGCGCGTGAACTTGTCCGCGATGCGCCCGGCCAGCCAGTTCTCGATGTCGAACGCACTGTCGTCCAGCAGCCGCTGGCTCGCCTTGGGCAGGGCGGACAACTCGTGCAGCGCGATCGGGATGCGGCTGATCTTCGGGGCGTCCGTTTCGGTCAGCGACGCGGTCTCGTTCGTCCACGTGTAGCCCAGGTCGGAGTGGTCCACGAGCACGTCATAGGAATTGGCCTCGACATTCACCACGGTCGAAATCGACCGGATGGAGGCGTTGGCCCGCAGCACCGACTGGATCGCCGCCGAGGTCTGCGGATCGACGAGGAACCCGCCATCGGCATCGACCGCCGTGGACATGCCCTTGGCTTCCAGCGGCAGGTGGCGCAGGCCGTCCTCGTCGCCGCTGCGCAGATAGCCGCCAAAGGCGTGCTTGTGCGAAAGATCGATGTCGGTGCCGGTGGACAGTGCGGGGCGCGCGGCCAGCGCGGTCTTGCGGTCAAGCATGGTCAGCTTCTCTTCCTGTGCCTTGAGTTGATCTGTGATTGCAGTGCGAAACGCGGTCAGGTCGTCCATCAGGCCGCCCAGCGCGGTCTTCATCTCGTGCACCGGGCCGGCCGCTGTGCCGTGGCCCTGCACGGGGGCGGGGGCGGCAGACACGCCGATCCCGGCCCGAGCCTTCGTCTCGGGATAACTCATCAGTCCTCTTTCCTTTCTCTGGGGGATCGGCCGGCTCAGTCCGTGCAGGCCAGGCGACGGCGGGCGTCGGTGACGACCTCCGCCAGTTCGTGCCACAAGCCTGCATCGGCATCGGGCGGGGTTTCCGCCTTCGCGCCGACCCGGGCCGTGGGCAGCATCGGGAAGGTCACGAGCGACACCTCCCACAGATCGATCTCGGCCAGCACGCGCCGGCCATCTTCGTTCTTGTGGGCGCGCACCGTACGATAGCCGATGGACAGCCCGTCGATCGCGCCCGCCGCCAGCAGCGTGGCGGCCTCCCGCGCGCGGGCGACCTCGGTCAGCAACCGGCCCTTCACGTAAAGCCCCCGTTCGTCCTCGCGCACCTCGTCCCAGATACCGATGGGCTGGGTCGGATCGTGCTGCCACAGCATCTTCACCGCCCGCCCGCACTCGGTCAGCCGCGCCAGCGATGCGCCGTACGCTCCCGCTGAAACCAGATCACCGCCTTGGTCGACCTCGCCGAAGCGCGAGGCATAGCCCTCGATCCCCGTCTCGCCGACCAGTTCCACATTCGCCTCGAGCTGGCAGAACTTGCGCTCCAGCCCATGCTCCATCATCACGCTCATCGCCCTAAAGCCCTCCTGCCAGCGGCCCGGCGGACAGCGATCCGATGGCCTGCGCCAGGATCGTGGCCACCACGCCGTACACCGTCAGCCAGAGCCGCCGCTCCAGCCGTTCCATCACCGCCTCGATCCGGGTCAGCCGCCCGTCGATGCCTTCGAACTGCATCTGCAGCAGCCGCTCATGGGCCTCGCGCACCTGCGCCGGGCCGTAATCGAACGGCTCATAGAGGAACCGCGAGCCGCCGGGGGCGCGGCGCAGATCGCTCATGTGCCCCCCTCATCCGCCCGCGGCGGAAAGCCCAGCATCTGCCGCTTCTCGTCATCGGTCAGGAAATCTGCACCCGCCACGCGGCGCCACTGCGCCTCGCGCTCCACCGACAGCGCCGGCACCTTGTCGAGGTCTACCTGCACCTCAACCGCGTCCGGCCCGAACCGCGCGAGGAACGTGCCAAGCTGCGCCACGACACGGGCGGCCAGCGGCAGCACCGTCAGGCGATAGAATGCCCGGTTCGCCTCCTGGTAATTGGCATAGGTGGCGTCGCCCGGGATCCCCAGCAGCATGGGCGGCACCCCGAAGGCCAGCGCGATCTCGCGCGCCGCACTCTCCTTGGTTTTCTGGAACTCCATGTCCGACGGGCTGAACCCCATCGGCTTCCAGTCGAGCCCGCCCTCCAGCAGCATCGGCCGCCCGGCGTTGCGCGCGCCCATGTAGTTGGTGGTGATCTCGTCCACCAGCCGGTCATAAAGGTCCGCCGGCATCGTGCCGTGCTGGTCCTCGCTGCGATAGACGATGGCCCCCGACGGACGCGCGGCGTTGTCCAGCAATGCCCGCGACCAGCGCGACGCCGCGTTGTGCACCGCGACCGCCCCCGCCGCCGCCTGCATCGGCGCCAGCCCGTAATGGTCGTCGCTCGGATGGAAGCTTTTCAGATGGCACAGCGCGGGGGCGGCACCACCCATGTCGAACCGCCGCTTGCGCCCGCTCACCCCGTATTCATAGGCCGCGGGCCAGCCATCCGCACCGGGTATCACCGTCACCCGATCCGACCGCAGAACATGCAGCGCCAGCGGCCGCGCATCCTCGGCCACGCCCACGGCCTCGACATACGCGTTGCCGGTCAGCAGAAGCTGCGCATAGAGCGCCTCCAGCAACTCCGCCCGCCCCTGCCCCGGGTTCGGCTGCGCCAGCAGCGCGGCCACCGGGTGACAGTCGTAGCGGCAAGTCGCATCCTGCACCACGAGCGGCAGCGCCGCCGCCGCCTCGGCGATCATCTTCACCGACCTGAAGCCCACCGGGTTCCCGGCGAAGCCGTCGCGCACCAGTGCCGCCCCGTTGCGCGGGACGGCGCCGCTGCCTGCACCCGCCGCCGCCATGGCCAGCACCGACCCCGTCACCGACTTGCGCTGCGGCGGCGCGGCGGGCGGTGTCAGCGGTTCCTTGGCCGCGCGCTGTTTCAGGAAATCCAGTTTCATCGGCACATGTCCTCTCCTTCCGCCGGGGCGGTTCGCACCCCGGCGGGGCACGGTCACGATCGTTTCCAGAAATCGGGGCCTGCGCCCCGGCGTCTACAACTGCCGCATCCGCGACACCTACAACTGCCGCATCCGCGGCTGGCGGAAGCGCGCCGCGGGGTCGAGCACCAGGTCCTGCAACGCCCAGACCAGCGCATCGACCCGGTCGGGGCTGCCACGCCCCTCGTAGCCGCGTACCGTCATCTGGCACATCTGCTCTTCCAGTTCGGCCAGCGCCGCGCGGCGATGCTTCACCCGCCCCTGTTCGTACAGCGCGGCCACAGGCTCCGCCCGCGCGGCCTTCCCGCGGCTGGCCCGCACGGCGCGGTAAGGCACCATCGGGTCCACCTGCCGCACCACGCTTTCGACAAGGTTGCCGCCCTGGTTGACCTCGGCCACCAGCCGGTCGGCCCCGTGCCGCGCCATCGCCGCCAGCGCCGCCTCGGCCCAGCCGCGGGGCGACGCGCCCTGCAACGTGGCATCCTCGATCACGTAAGCGACCCAGTCCTGCGGCGGGCCGGACATCCGCACCCCCGCCACGACGATCCCGCAACTGTCCGACGTGCCATGCCCGCTGACGGGCGGGTCTACGGCCACGACGATGCGGTCCAGATCCGGCACCCGTTCGACCTGCAACGCCTCCAGCATGGCCAGTGTCCACAAGGCACCCTCGGCATCCTCCAGCAGGATCCCGTCCAGCTCCTGCCGCCCCAGCCGCGTGCCCGCATAACGCGCCCGCACCTCGGCGAGGAAACTGTCGGCCAGATAGGCACTGTTGGCCTCGGTCGGCGCATGGGTCACCACCGTGGACGCGTTGTCGAGGATCCGCTTCAGCACGCTGATGTTGCGCGGCGTGGTCGTGACCACCTGCCGGGGCGTCTGCCCCAGCCGCAACCCGAACTGCAACATGTCCCACGCATCCTCGGCCTTCTTCCACTTGGCCAGCTCGTCCACCCAGGCCGCGTCGAATTGCGGGCCGCGCAGGCTTTCGGGCTCATGGGCCGAGAACACCTGCGCGATGGCCCCGTTCGGCCACACCAGCCGCTTGCGCGTCGCCTCCCACACCGGGCGCCGGTCGGGCGGCGAACAGGCCAGGATCCCGCTGTCGCCCATAACCATGACCTCGCGCACCTGCTCGATCGTCTCGCCCACCAATGCCACGCGCTTGGACCGGCCCGGGTCGAGCGGCTTGGCGCCCTCCACCTCGGACCGCACCCATTCGGCCCCGGCGCGCGTCTTGCCCGCACCGCGCCCGCCCATGATGACCCATGTCCGCCAGTCGCCCTCGGGCGGCAACTGGTGATCCAGCGCCCAGAACTCGAAGATGTAAGGGAGCGCCAGAAGCGCCCCCTCCGAGAGATCATTCAGAAACGCGTCCCGAACCGCCTGCGGCGCGGAGGCAAGCAAGACGCCGCCCGATCTCAAGTCTGGCAGCGTCGAAGTCGACGGCGTAGTCGTTGACGATACCGGCTTCCGTTCGTGCTTTCTGTTCAAGGCGTTCCCTTTCGGCAAGGGCCGTCTGCAAGGCCTGTTTCAACTGACCGAGAAGCTTGTTGGCCTCCCCGCCGTTACTCAACTCGTCGACCTCCAACTGGTCGACCAGCCTGTTCAGCGCGCGTGTCGCGCGATGAAACGTCTGCTGCGCCTCCGAGAACACTTCCTCGGCGCCGCCTTCACCCGGCTTCGGGTAGATCAGTGTCAT